AAGCGCCTTTTGCTGTTCAAATTTTTGGGGATTCTGGTATTGGTAAGACCACATTGACTAATATCATCTGCACATATTTTGCTAAGCATGAAAATCTCCCACTAGGGGATGAATTTCGTTATACTGTTAATCCAGCTGCAAAATATTGGGATGGATTCGTTTCATCTTGCCACACCATAATCTTAGATGATGTTGCTAATGAAGCTCCTGAGATGAATGATCCTAAGTCTCTGAATCAAATTATTCAGATAATCAACAATGCATCATATTGTCCTGATCAAGCTTCTTTGGAGAATAAGGGTAAAACGCCCTTGAGAGCTAAGTTAGTTGTTGGCACGACAAACGTGAAGAATTTAAATGCTTATCATTATTTTTCATGTCCGTCTGCCGTTCAAAGACGCTTTCCATTCATTATTACTCCGACAGTACGACCTGAGTATAAGGATGAGAGAGGGATGTTATGTTCTGCTAATGTACCACCAGGACCTTATCCTGATCTTTGGACATTTAACGTCGATTTGGTTAAACCAGTTGCCGTTAGCGGTGGAAGAAGACTTGCAGAATTTGAGAACATACATACGAACATTGATTTGCGTGGTTTACTTATGTGGTTAGATAAGACCATCACAAGTTTTAATACTGATCAGAGCCGAGTTCAAGAGTGTGTTTCTGAAATGCGCAAAGTTAATCTGTGTTTATGTTGTAATTTGCCAGATACTATGTGCATGTCGACAGTTCAGAGTGATACGACAACTATCCTAACAACTATTGTTGGGTTCTTTTGTCTTAATGTCATTTGGAACAGTTACTTTATTCAGTTAACACGACTTTACTTCTATTACTATGTTTTAAGCAAGTATTGTAGAAGAAAGTTTGATATGTGTGTTCGCGAGTTGAAAAGGAGAAGTGTAACTCGAGATGACTGGTACCGTATAGGTGAATCTGTTCAAGGAACAATCAGTAGCCCTAAGGTTTTGGCGACTATAGCTGCTATTACAGTGGCGGCTTACGCCATGTATAAAGTGTACAAAACTATTAGTCCTCAGGGCAAGGAAACTGAGCTTGTTGGTGAACGACCTGTTGATGAACTTGATGGGCGAGAAAACGTTTGGTATAACAATTCATTTGATTTGTGTCCCGCAAACTTCTCACGAGAAAGTTCATCTTCGAAAAGTATGGATTTCAATGCTTTCTGTAAGAAGATATCTGAAAACGTTATTGTCATGAAGATAAACAAGACTGATTCGCCAGGATATGTAGAAGGTCGGGCTCTAGGGATAGGTGGTCATGTATATATTACAAATAACCATAATATACCCCAGATGTCTGAGCCAACTTATATTGACGTTATTCAATCTTGTTCTCTTGGTGTGAACTCTAATTTGAAGTTTGTTATGTCTGAAAGCGATGTTTTTCGTATCCCATCGAAAGATTTGGCTTTTTTAACATTTAGAACATTACCACCAAAGAAACAGATTATCAAATATTTCCAAGTTGGTAAGTCTAATGGAATCTTTGACGGATCCTATGCTACCAAAGACAGTAAAGGGAAATTTAACCCAATTCCTGTCTTGGCAATTAGACGAACTGAGGAACGCAATCTTAATTTTCGTAAGAAGAATATTGATGCAAGAGTCAATATGTGGTTTGGACAATTACGTGATTCATCGACAAAGAATGGTGAATGTGGTTCTCCCCTCATTATAAACAGTTCTTACGGTTATAGTATTGTTGGCCTACATTGTTTAGCCGGCAATTTCGATAAGACTGTTTTAGCTACAGAAATTGATGGAGCGTTTGTTTCCGAAATCTACAATAGTTTGAAAAACTTCAACGTTCAATCTGGGAATTTATCTTCGATATCATCTGTCAACGTTAAACGCGAAGTTGGAGATCTGCACAAGAAGTCCGTTTTCCGTTACATTGATGATGGTTGTGTCAATGTCTATGGTTCATTCACCGATTTTCGTGGTAAATCTAAATCAAATGTCGAGAATTCGCCGATGAGTACTTTCCTTATTGATAAGGGTTATGAAGTTAAGTTTTGTAAACCTGAAATGAGATCATGGGTTCCGTGGCATATTGCTGCAAAGGATTTGGTTAAACCTATTTCTGAACTTGATACGGGAATTCTCAATCATTGTGTTGAAGGATACATCAGCGATGTTTGCAATAATCTTGAAAATATAGATAATGTTAAAGACATGTTGATGGTTCTAGACGATTTCACAACAATCAACGGGGCTCAGGTTTCCTACATTGATAAGATGAAGCGAAATACCAGTGCGGGTAATCCATGGAAGAAATCAAAGAAGTATTTCTTACGTAGTATACCACCCAATCATGGTATGCAGGATCCTGTTGAAGTAGATGAAGAAATTGGTGATAGGATGGATGACATATTAGAATGTTATCGTCAAAATCAGCAATTTCATCCGAACTTCTGTGCTCATTTGAAGGATGAACCAGTTTCTTTCAAAAAAGCTAAGGTTGGTAAAACTCGTGTTTTCACGGGTGCAACCATGGATTGGTCTCTTATCGTCAGGAAATACTTGCTTTCATTTGCTCGTTTGCTTCAAAATGAGCGGTTTGCCTTTGAGGCTGCTCCAGGTACTATAGCACAGTCACTAGAATGGCATGAACTCTATGAGTATATTGTCAAGAACGGTGATGACCGTATAGTGGCTGGTGACTACAAGGCTTTTGACAAACGCATGAGTCCTAAGGAGATCTTAGCAGCATTTGACATAATAATATATTTTTGTCAATTGTCTGGCAATTATTCTGAGGAGGATATACAAATTGTTAGGTGTATTGCCGAAGATACTGCCTTTGCCCTAGTCGATTTCAATGGAGACTTAGTTCAATTTTATGGTTCTAATCCATCTGGTAATCCTCTGACAGTTATCTTAAATAGTATAGTTAACAGCTTGAGGATGAGATATGTTTATTTCATGCTTAATCCTGAACATTCTGTTTCTACTTTTAAGAAAAATGTCAATTTGATGACCTATGGTGACGACAATATAATGTCGGTTTCACGGGAGTGTGATTGGTTCAACCATAGCTCCATATCGGAAACCTTTTCCACATTGAACATTGTTTATACTATGGCCGATAAGGAATCAGAGAGCGTTCCATTCATTAGCATTGAAGATGCCTCCTTTTTGAAACGAACTTGGAGGATGGATGACAATCTTAAGTGTTTCGTTGCGCCTTTAGAGGAGGAATCTATAGAGAAGTCTCTTATGGTTTGGACTCGTTCCAAATCTGTTACTAAAGAAGTGCAAGGAATAGATATCATATCAAGTGCGTTGAGAGAATATTTTTGGTACGGTGAGGAAATTTACAACAAAAAACTTTATCTTTTGAAAGATTTAGTTAAAGACTTGGGATGGGAATTGTGGGTCCAAGATTCCACTTTTCCAACTTATTCTAGTTTATGTTATGATTTTATCCACCGTTCTAGGAGATGTAAGTCCTATCAGAGTGTATTTGGATCTGATGATCAAACTTGGTCAGTTCAGAGCATGGATGTGCCACTAGAGAATTAGTAATACGATTGTCCGAAATGACAATAAACTAATAGAGGTCTTTTATTCGTTTTAACCTCTATAAAATGGTACAGTATCGTCCTCTGGCCATCTTGATTAGAAAATGTCAAACTCACAAGCGAAGCGCTTGTGTCTGTGCGGATGTGGTTTTATAACACTCGTTCATGCATATTCTTAGAATTTTAACGTAGCATGAGTAGAACTACTGGGGCCTATGATTATAAGCCCACCTTAGAGTGATAAAGGCACAGGATAATCGTATTACTTTTATGTTGCACTCAGATGACAAATTGAAAGATGGAGATCTTAAAACTCAACAAGAAAACCAAACTACCCCTCGAATATATGAATCATTCGATGGGGATGATAAACAATCATCGTTTTTTGATTGTTTTATACCTTCTCGGTGCATTGTGCAAAGTGCAGAAGTTGTTGAAATGACAACTGATGCTACCGGTGACACAACGCAGGAGGAAAATGTTGGCTTTGCTGGACAAGATGATCCTATCTTGACAATACCTAACGATTTGTCAAGGATTCAAGTCGATCAGAGTCAAAATGTCTCTCTAGGTAATTACCTAAAGAGGCCTGTACAAGTCATGTCTCAACCTTGGTCAATTGGTTCCACTTTGGACCAATTGACTGATAACTTTGATCCGTGGCTTCTTTATTTTAGTCATCCCGCTATAAAGCGCAAACTAGACAACTATTATTTGGTTCGGTGCAATTTGCATCTGAAGTTTGTTGTTAATGCTTCACCGTTCTTTTATGGTTGTACATTAGCTTCATATCAGCCTTTGACTAATTTTGCTCCGGGTTTCACGCCAGGAGGCCTTTATGGTGAGGAGAAAACTGCTTACTCTCAGCGCCCCCATATCTACATTTATCCTCAGGATTCTCAAGGTGGAGAAATGGTTTTACCGTTTCTTTATTATAAGAACTGGTTAGATGCTACATCTGCTGCGGATCTAACTGATATGGGCAAAATTAGTTTTCAATCGTTTGGTCCTTTGGCCAATGCGAATGGAGCTACGGGTGATATTGAGATTGTTGTTTACGCTTGGGCAGAGAATATTGAAGTTGCGGGACCAACCGTGGCTTTGGCTGTTCAGGCCAAAGATGAGTATGAAGACAATGGGGTGGTCTCGAAACCTGCTTCGGCAATTGCCAGAGCAACTTCGATGTTGAGCAATGTTCCCATTATTGGACCATTTGCTACAGCAACGTCGCATGCAGCAGAAGCTGTTTCGAAGATTGCTTCGTTGTTTGGGTACACGAACACTCCAGTGATTGATGATATTCATCAGTTTCAACCAGCACCTTTTCCGAATTTGGCATCTACTGATATTGGTATGCCTATCGATAAGTTAACGCTTGATTCCAAGAATGAGTTGTCGATTGATCCAGCTATTGCTGGTGCGACAACTGCCGACGAGCTTGTTATTAGTAACTTTTGTGCTCGCGAGGCTTGGCTGTTTGAATCGAACTGGTCTAGCGCTCAATCCATTAATGAAGGACTTTTTTACGCTAAAGTATCTCCTGCCTTATATAAGACAGATACTACTGGACCAACGGCTATTCTTTGGAATACACCCATGTCACATGTGTCAGATATGTTTGAATGTTGGCGTGGAGATATTATCTTTCGTTTCAAGTTCATTTGCACGAAGTATCATCGTGGTAGGGTTCGTATTAATTGGGACCCTCATGGAAATATTGGTGCGGTTGGTGATTACACCACTGAAACGTACACGAAAATCGTAGATATCACCGAAGAAACGGATGTGGAATTTCGCGTTCCCTATACTCAGGCTCTTGCGTATTTACGCGTTGAACCTGGTAAAGGAATACATTATGCTACTTCATCGACTTCCACAGCTGGTGTTGGTACTTATCATAACGGGATCATAACTGTTCGAGTGTTGAATCGTCAAACTTCACCGATTACATCCGCTAACATTAATATGTTGGTTTTTGTTAAGGGTGCTGACAACTTAGAGTTTGCTGTACCCAAGGAAGTGGATATTACGTATTCTCCTTACGCCGTTCAATCTTATGATTCCCGTTTGGATGTTGGTTGTACCACACATGAAATGGGGGTTAGACCGTCTGTCGCTGATCCAAATATAAATTTGGTGTATTTTGGGGAGTCCGTTGTTTCCTTACGTCAAGTTATGCGGCGGCAGAGTCTTTATAAGAGGCTTGTTGCCGGAGCAGGTTCGGCCATTAATACTATATACTTGAGTACTTTCAAGTTGGCTCGTTTGCCGCTGTACCCAGGTTATGACGTTAATGGCATAGATTCGGCTATAGGAACTTTGTCATCGTTACCAGAACCGTATAATTATACGAACTGGTTACCTATGACGTGGATTGGCCAATGCTTTGTTGGTGTACGAGGGTCGGTTTTGTATTCTGTTAATGCTAATGGCCAACAGGATTGCAAAACTGTGATTTGTGCACGTGAGCATGGACCACATAATTCCTCAATTGCCGAATCAGTCATATCTTATGCTGGCAATGGGGCTTTAAAGCAATCCATTCAGTTGGATCAGTTGGCTGGTAATTCAGGTATGACAATGACCAATCAGGTCACCCAGGGTGGTATTACTACAATGCTACCCATGTACAGCAACGTTAAGTTCATTATGAATTCTCCAGACACGCGTAGTGTTGGCAGTTCTACGGATGATTCCCTTAATGATGCTATGAGAGTTCAGACTCTCTATCAAACCGAAACAAATTCTTTCAACGATACGTTCGTTGATTTGTACTGCGCAGCAGGTACGGATATGAACTTTGTGTTCTTTATCAACGTGCCTGCCGTGTACATCTACAACTCTATGCCCACCCCTTTGCCATAGAGTTGCTCAAATTGTCCGAGATGACATTAAACTATAAAACACAGTGGTCAGTGCTGTGTCTACTATCTTTATAGTAGTTTGATCCTATGCTTTGCATGAAGACGCTATACTTAGTTGTATTGCTT